GTCGCGTTTGCGATTTTGGTCAAGGTTCCGCTAACATCTTTATAGATGCTTATCAGCGTGCCGTTTACTGGTCCAGAGATTGCCATGGTTATTTGTATATTAGATTATTTTTCTTTGCTAAATCGGCGATGATTTGATCGACGCCTTTTTTAATACCTTCGATTACACGATTTCTATTTTGATCCATTGCGGGCCGCATAAATGCGCGTTGTGTTCCAAGTTGCCCCGTGTACCTTCCAGTACTTTCTTGTATACGAGCAACAGTTCCATACTCAAACATCACGCCCAAATAATGGTTGTAATAATTGCCATTTAAACCAATCAAAACGCGCTCTCTGTTATCTTTATCCATCTTTGTAATAAAGCCGATTGAGTTTCGCATGTTGCCTGTATCGGCAGGCGCTAAACTTTTAGCCGTATCAATAATGCACTGAGACTCTTTTTTTATCATGTTCTGCAATTTTTCAGACTTGACATCGACGCCCATTTTTTCCAGTGCTGAAAGTATTTCAGCAAGGCCGTCCATTTTTGTCTCGCGTTTGTTTGCCATTATTGCGTTAATTCGGTTTGTAGTTTCAAATATAGATTCCGCTGCAGGTTTGCTATGTTAACAATGTTGTGCGCTCCGTTGTCATCAACAACTCTGTGCTTAACGCCTACCGCTGAATTGAAACGAATGGTATACATCACAATTTGCTTATGTTCGCGCCTGTCTGCGTTTACATTCTCCGCACCACTTTCCTGCTCAACACGCTGCGCCCATGCGGTTGCATATTCGGTCCACGTTTGCAGCTTCTCGCCTGTGTTTGTATCTATGGTTTCGGTATAACTTTGCAGGCTTACCAAAACATCCATTAACCCCGCATTCATTAGATCATGATTTGGATTTTGTACGGATCGAGTAGGTAGTGAAAGCCGAAATTCATTTCGCTGTTAATACTTCCCGCAATGATGGCCTGCCTATTGTCGTAGTACTGAGCAACTAACAACAGCGCCGCGTGTTTAATCGTGGCGGGTAGAATTGTATCAGGATCTACAGAAGAAGTGCCGACAGGGTTAAAACCCTCAGAGATTTCAACAATGTACTTAATAACATCGTCTGTTATTGAGGATGGGGTATCTTCAAAAAAGATATTTCGAGAATATCCGCCCATCGGATCAGGCGAAACCAACCAATCGCCAGAATCAAAAGCAACAACCGCCTGCGAGTCGTTTACATAGCTCACGGAGTTAATAGCCAAGCAGCGCGTGTTTAAGCGCAGATAATTTCCCGAAGGTATATTGAGGCCATTCACGGGATTCACGAGCGCAGGCATGCCTGTAAATGAGTCGAAGCCATACTTTGCCGTCCCTTTGCGAATCGAGTAGCCCAAATAATTACTGCAGGCATCAATTGCCATAGAGATAAGCCCCGAAATGTAAGTATCATCTGAGGAACTTGTAACCCTTAAATGGGTTTTTGCATCTGCCAAACTGAGGTAGTCAGTAGCGGCATTTGCGAAGGCGGTATATCTACGGCTGACAAACATTTTATTCGGCGTCTAATTCGGTTTCAGGGTTTACTGGCTTTGCCTTTTTGCTAGGCTTGGCTGGCGTCAATACTGCAATCTCTTCAGCAACGCCCGCCTCAATTAAGAGCATGGCCTGCTTGGTTTCCATTATTACTTCCTCGCCTACGTTGTAACTTAAATTAAATTGCCCTGTAGGGTTTGCTGTAAATCTCACTTTCATATTGGCCCAGGGGTGATGCAGTCAAGATCACCCCCGGCACTTGGAACTTTTACGCCCCCAAGCGGGCAGATTATTAGGCTACGATGTCCTTACAAACTGCGAATGCAGTAGGCTGCAACAAGTTTACATCCATGTAAGAGTTAAGGATAACGTTGGTCAAGCCAGCGGTTGCTCCACTAAATGGATCTACCACTAATTCCATGCCACCACCCCATGAAGCCAGAGCGAGCTTGGAGAAGTCACCGAAGATCATTGCAGACAAAGTTGAGCTAGTACCCTTAGACAAGTTAGAAGGAACCAAAGTTGAAGTGGCTACGTTGTAACCGTTCAATTCAGCGCCACCGCTTGCCCAAATGAAGTTACCTTCAACACCAGAAGCTTGGCGGGGGATAGTTTGCAAAGCGGCTTTTACTTTAGGGTTGGTCAAGTAAGCAACACCCTCACCGTTTGCGTTTTCTACAGCCTTCATCAAGTTAACAACGTCGGCCCATACTGGAGCGATACCGTTAGCGTTTGTGCTGTTAGAAGATGCACCACCTGCAAAAGTTACGTTAACGTTGCTATTGGCAATGATACCAGTAGGCTCGTTAGATCCACCACCTTTGATGGCAGCAGTTTCCAAAGATTGAGCCATTGCATTCAACAACCAGTTACGCACGTAAGCGTCGATTGAGTTGCTAGATTGCAACATCAACTGGTTTGATACCTGAATGTAAGCGGCCAAACGCTTAGGGCTGAAAGTGATTTTGCTGAATGCGGGGCTCTTTTCAGAAGCTGAACCGTTTTCAGTGTTCCAACCAGCGCTAGGAACGGTAGAAGCTGTTGGCATATCCAAGTTACCAACCAATCCAGACAACTGCTGTACACCCAAACCGCGCAATACGGTGCGAGGCAACAATACATCGATGATAGAACCAACAGAAGTTTGAACGTTTACACCACCTTCAGAACCAGAAGTACCGCCAGTAGCAGTCATATCACGTTTGAAAACTTCAGAAGGGATTTTTACAGAGTGAGCGCTTACGCTTACACCAGAACGCTGGAACTCTTCAGCACCAATTTGAGAAAATTCACCTTCAACACCTTCGCGGCGTCCAGTGGTAGCCAAATTGATTGCACGCTTAAAGCTGTAATCTTTAGCCATGCTTTCTTTTTCTTTTTCCTCACCACGGCTTGCAGAATGACCGGCAGCTTGTGCAGCCAAGTTTTGCAATTTCTCCAAGGTTTCAACCTCAGCTTTGATCGCGCCCAAACGAGCCTCGATTTCAGCCAAGCGATTGGTTTCAGAATCAGCCATAGAACGGGCTTCTTTTTCGATTGTGGTTTGCAAGGTAGACAATTCGCCGAGCAAACGTCCACGCTCTTCTTTCAATGCTTTAATTTTATTCATGATTTTGTTTTTTGTTTAAAGGTTTTGGTATCTTAATAAAGCCAATTTAATAACATCGGCAGAGGCTTGGCTTCTTTTGGCCTCTTCGATTTCTTGTTCCTGATCACGCATAGCAACAATGCTACGGGCGTCGGCTTCAGTATCGGCATAAGCGGGATAAGTTACAGGGCTAACATCATACAAATCCTCAATTACTTTTATTGTGCGCTTGCCCATAGATCCGTATTTTTCCGACTCGCTCCACATTTGTTCTTTGATCGTGAAGGCAAATGAACTTTGCGTGATATCGCCGCGCATAATAGAACGCACAACGCTCATATGTGTTGGATTCTCATAATCTGGCACCCAGGTATATTCAAGATTACCGTCGCCATTTACAAATACTTTGCAGGTGTTTGCTTTTGTGCGGCCCAAAATTAACTCGGCTTCGTGGTTGAACAAACAACGAATGTCGTAATCTTTTGACAGAGCATTGTCAAACGCCCCCGGCATAATAACCTCCTCAAAATATCCGAGATCCGTAGCGGAATTAATGACAGCAGCAATGCCGCCAATTTCTTTTGGCATGCCTTCGCCGTCCTCTCTGGTGTGAACAGTGCCCGTAAATGTGCGCCTTTCTTGTTTCATTAGATTACTTCTGTGTTATTAGTTCCCTCTGGGTTGTTGTTTTTGTCGGCGGTGCTCATTAGTTGCGCAATCTTGGCGTCCATGTATTCATCGATTTTGCTCGACGGCATTAAATTGGATTCGATTAAATATTCATCGCCTCCATTAAATCCGTTTGCGTCCTCAAACATGCGGGCCTCATTACGTGAAAGCCAACCGCCGCGAATGCCTTTGTTATAGTAATCAGCGCGCTCATTGGCGGAGGCTCTCAACAGCGAATTAAAGTTAAATTTAAAGTAATAAGTCAACTTATCATTTTCTGTTAACAGCTTGCGGGCCATTTCCTGCTCGATGTTAATCGCATAGGATGCCAAAGTACGTGCGTAAAAATCTTGATACTCCTGCTCGACGCTAGACTTGATGCCATCCTTTGCGCCGATCATGGAAGCGGGCACCCCAAAAATGCGGGCGATTTCCTCAGCCGAAAATTTGCGGGTTTCTAAATACTGCGCCTCTTCTGGCGACAGGCTCAACTTTTCCATCTTGATGCCGTTGGGTAGCACAGTACTACGGCTTGCTCCATCAATTACATCATCAAGTGATTTCTTTAATGGCACTGCCTGCTCGGGTTTAATCTGCGCATCGGATGTTAACAAAAATTTCAATACTCCATTTTTGTAGACGCCCGCGCTTTGGCTGATTGCTGCCAAATCAATGCCCAAGGTTTCGGCGTGAACCACGATGGGGGACAAACCCACAAGCGGATCATCACCGCAAAGCCCTTTAAAATGCAACATGTCGGCCGCTGGAATCATGCCAGGGAAGCCCTTGCGATTCACTTTGTAGAACAGTTGCCCGTCCTGCATGATTGGCTGCACGTAATCAGGTGCAATCGGATGCAACTCAATGCCCAAATATCTGCTGTCGCGATTAATAAAAGCGTAGGCGTTACCCTTTAGCGCCAAGTGGCTCACCATGTATTTGGTGAAATCGTATTTCGTTTGGTATGGGTTCGGCTCGTTTACCAATGCCGTAGCGTAATGGATTACAACCTGCTCGCGATTGGTGCCATCATCTTTATATAGTTTTAAAGATAGCCCCGCAATACCGTCTGCAATAACTCTAACGCACGCGTGCACCGACGCAATAGATAACGCCGTGCGATCATTAACCGCCTGACCGCTTTTTGTTTGATATCCGAAAACATTTTGTAAAGTATTCACTAGCCAATCAGTTGGCTGCGATAAGCTGCTGCGCTTCTCCGCTCTTTTTGGCTGCCAGAATTTTAGATTCATCGCCCGCAAATTACAACTGCCCTAAATTACTCACGTTAACAAATTACTTATTACGCCCCTGGGCCAACCACCTGCTGAGCGCCGCCCTGAATACATCGTAGTTTTTGTACCGACGCACGCCAAACTTGCCGAAATACTTTTCCTCGGTTGCGTTGTAGGCATCCTCATAGGTCCGATATTTCGGTAGGTTGTTGTAATATTCCTGCATGTAGTCATCCAAAAATTTCATAAGCTTACAAACCAAAAATCAGATTCCTTTTCTTTGGCGGCATCCTGCATGCAAGTGCCCAACGCCATAACTATCGAAACAGGCCCATCGACTTTATCGCCAGACTTGGCTTTGTCTATTTTAATATTACCCGCAGGATCTGTGCGCAGCATTATATTGCCCATCATCCAACGAGTAACGGGATTGCCCGCGTGCCTTAATTGTTTGTCCTTTGTCAATCGTTCCAATTCTTTGGTAGGTGCCGACATTGATACAAAGCCCTGGCCGAACGGGAACATTTGCAAGCCTTCGTTTTGTAGCTCAATCACCAACTGCGAAGAGTTGAAGCGGTCGAATGCAATGTCTTTAATGTCGTACTGCTGCGCCAATTGAATAACCCGCGCCTTAATAAAAGCGTAATCAGTTACGTTTCCGTCCGTTAACTCAATGTGCCCATCGGCTGCCCACTGTCTGATTGATTGCCCTGCGGCGTCCTTGCGTTTATAGGCTGTCTCAACTGGTAGCCAATACCATGAGCGAATTGCGTGAAATTCTGGGAAGTATAAACTGAATGCGCAAAAGTCACCCGTCGACGCCAAATCCAATCCGCCATAGCACAACTCGCCTTCTAGCTCGTCCATCCCATCGCACGCTTTCCAATCGCTGTCTGAAATCCAAGTCATTGCCGTATCAGTCCACACGTTGAGCAGTTTGGTTTTAAATTCAACTTCTTTGTGCACGAACTCCTTGGCCTCGGTCAATCCTTGCTCAAGTTGGCGCGGGTTCACTGAAATACCCCAGTTTGGATTTGCCTTGGCCCATACTGCGGGGTCCGTCCAATCATCGCCCTCATCCAATGTATAGATCACCGAAAACAAAGCATCGTCTTTTATGTTACCACTCAACACGCCTGCGCAGTACTGCCGGTGCTTGTAACAGGGTGCCTCACGATTAAAGCCCGCCGTCGTGATTGTAAACAGCAACGGCTGCCGCCTTGCCCCCATTGAGTTTCTGATTACGTTGTAGAGCTCATCATTTGGATGGGCGTGATATTCATCAATGCAACAAAAGTGCGCATTGAGTCCGTCCTGCTTGCCTGGATTCCATTCGAGCGGCTTATATATTGATTGCCCGTATAGGATGCGCCGATTGTTTACAGAATTGTTAACGGTGAGCGCTTCATTCAACCAGGGCAGATTTTGGCAAACCCTGACCGACTCGCCAAAAACCATCATGGCCTGGTCCAACTTTGTGGCCGCGCTGTAAACCTGCGCCGCAGATTCATCATCCGCAATAAGCCCGTAAAGCATAATCGCACTGCTAAATGTCGATTTACCATTTTTGCGTGGCACTTCAACATAAGCCCGCGTAAACCTACGCGATCCGTCCTCGTTTAGAAACCCAAACAGATTCCAAATTATAAAAGCCTGCCATGGCTCCAACTCAAACGGCTTGCCAGCATATTCGCCCGTGCTATGCTCGAGCTGCTCAATAAATTCAATGGCATGCAAAGCGTAGGTATCAGAGAATCCCCAACCCGCTGCACAATCCGCCACATAACGAGCCACGGCATTGCGCACGTGTTCACAAACTGGCACCGCGCCAGATTGCACATCGCTTATATACTTTTCAACTTTTTGCACTGGCTTTCAAAAATGGCCTTTGCCTCTTCAGCTAGTTTCAAGTTGCGATACACAAACGCCTCATCCCACAAACCAAACTTGCCACACTCACGGAATCCGCTGCCTTGGTCCATGGTGATCACAAATTGGTGGCCTCGCTCTTCAATCCTGTACTCGCGCCCCTGGTATTCAACGTGCGCCGTTTCAAAGGCGGCTTTGTGCGTTGCTTTGTTAACTGTCTTTTTCATGTTATGCGGTTTTTGGTTTTCTTAATAGTTCTAATTTACTCGCTGGCTTAACGTTGCCCGTTTCAATTCTTGCCCGGGCGCTTGGTGTGATTCCAAATAGTTGCCCCATCTGCGTGGCTTGCTTCAATGCTTTGCTTCGCACATCATACCACGGCGAAACAACACGCTCGCCAAATCTATTAACAACAACCTCGCCCTCTTTGTTGTTTATCTCGCAGGCTTTTTTATACAAACCCAACTCGTTGCAGTACCCGGCAACCAATCCGAGATCAGCGCCAGCCAGTAGGTTATTATTTTTCAACTCCTTGCAAGTTATATCCCAATACTCAAAGCCCAATTCATTTAGGTGAGCGGGTGGTTGTGGAACTCCAACACTCAGCTCGACAATCATCGGCTGCTCAAGACTTCGGTCGGCGCGAAAAGTCCCCTCGATTTTTTTTAAATCAACGGGTTTGCGTGGTCTCCCTTTCATATTTACAAATATACGTTAAAATTTGAAACTTTATTTTCGCCCATGTGTGAAGAAAAGGAAAGCCTGCGGTTTTGTGGGTCCTGTCTAAAGATTTTAACCCCCGTACGGGTCGAGATTCCTTTCCTTGGCGCTCTTGCTCGCGTGGCAGGAATTGCACAACGGTTGCAAGTTATCGGCGTCCCAGAACTCACCGCCTAATCTCACGGGCTCAATGTGATCCACCATCTGCGCCAAGGTAATCAATCCAACAGACTCACACGCTTTGCATAGTGGTGAGGCTTGCAACACTGAAGCGCGAAGGTTGCGCCAATGCTGGGTATTATAGCGC